ACAAATCCGAAAATAGATTGGTTGAATGTTGTTCCTGTGAAACCTGCAACATTACCCGTATTCTTATCAATCCTGACGATGTAGTTTGCTCCCGATTGTCCGTAATCAAGGAATGTTCCCCCTAATACAATAGTATCATCAGAAGAATCAAAATACAAATCATAAACTATCTGTGTGCTTATTGGTTTTTCACCAACAAAGTTAGTATCAAAATTACCATTACTATCGGTTTTTACAATACCAGGGCTCAAGTATCCATCGTAGGAATTGAATGCTCCTGTAAAGTAATAAGAATTAGGTTGAAAACCAACACCATCATAAATAGTATAAACTTGTCCGTCAAATCCACCACCCAAGTTCCAATTTTGAGGATTGGTCGCAGATGGTGTCGGTGTGAATGTTGGAGTAATTGATGGTGTTGGTGTGTTGGTCAAAGTAGGTGTAGGCGTCTGTGTGGGAGTAGGAGTTTGAGTTGGTGTTTCGGTCGGGGTTTGTGTCGGTGTTCCTGTCGGTGTGGTCGTTGGACTCATCGTTGGAGTCATCGTTGGTGTCGCACTGGCAGTCGGAGTGGGTGAAACCACACCCCCACTATCAGAATAATAAATCACATTATCGGCTGTATTTCCTGTATTACCTGAATAATATTCTTCCGTCTTATCCCAAAACGAGAATGCGAGTGAGTTCAACACACGAACCGCATTATTAGGATTTAGGTTAGAGGGTGAGGATTGTTCGTAGATACTCAACCAAAACTGATTCAAGTTTGGTAAATAGATATTTACGACACTTGTTCCCGTAGGAGTTAGATTCTCTGGTAAAGTAGGGATTGTTGAGAACTCAAATACTTTGTATTTACCCGCATATTGAGAGGGGTATGTAGCAGTAATATCACGGGGAATAAAGTTCTTTATATTCATTCCCTGTGAGTTCTGAAGATTCCATAAAAAGGTGGGTGTTGTTCCCGTCGCTGACGACACATCAACGAAAATCTTATTCAGAGCATTTTGTTCTATGTAAATCATATGACTATAAATACTTTAGGATTATCGTGGGGGGTATAAATTAGGTGCTGGTTTGGATGCGACTGAAACACCCAAACTACCAAATGTAGAGAAATTGCTGGAACTGAACCAATTTATACCATCATAAGAATATGCTCCAGCAGGGCTGTTTGTGGAACCTGATAGATTTTTATATCCAATTGCAACCCATAAACTTCCATTCCAAGCAATACCATCTACTTCCGCATTTGTTGAACCACTTGTAATGAAAATAGAGTTCCCATTAGTAGAAGCAGACCAAGTAATACCATCAGTAGAATATGCTAATGTGTTTGTTCCTTGACCTCCAGCAACCCATAAACTTCCGTTCCAAACCACAGGTTTTACTAATAATGAAAAAATACTATTACCATTTGTAGAAGCACTCCAAGTAATACCATCATAAGAATATGCTAATCTGTTAGTCCCATTTCCACCAGCAACCCATAAACTTCCATTCCAAGCAACACCACGACCAGAGTTAGTAAAAATACTATTACCATTAGTAGAAGCACTCCAAGTAATACCATCATAAGAATATGCTAATCTGTTTGTTCCTGAACCTCCAGCAACCCAAATAGAACCATTCCAAGCAACACAAAGACCAGAGTTAGTAAAAATACTATTCCCGTTGGTAGAACCACTCCAAGTTATACCATCAGTAGAATATGCTAATCTATTTGTCCCTGAACCACCAGCAACCCATAAACTTCCGTTCCAACCTATCGCAAGACCTGCTGATGTAAAAATACTACTACCATTTGTGGAAGCACTCCAAGTAATACCATCGGTAGAGTATAACAAGGGATTTGTTGGTGTAGCAGCAGCAACCCATAAAGGAGATATTGGTATATCAAAAATAACAGGAGGCACCCACCCACCAAAGTTATATTGAGGGTCGTTGTTTATGAACTGCTCCTCAAGTGATTTAGATAATCTGTTGTCTGCCATTTAGATTGATTTCATTTAGTTCCAAACAACACCTAATAAAGTTATTGCTTGAGTTGAGTTAGAATGAGTTGTAGTTATAGTTCTATTTCCTGATGAACTTGTAATAAACGAAGCACCTGATATGCGTGTTCCTGCGGGAGAACCAATATCACTATCATAATCCTCTGTAGCATTAGTCCAAGTCATACTTGTTCCTTGAGTTCCGTTTGTTTGAGCGCATACACCCAAGTTATTTGAGGTCAAACCTGTTAGGGTTATAGATAATCCTGTTCCACTATTAGCACCGGATTTCTGAACTTGGATTGGTGTATCACTAATATTATTCTGTATTCTCCATACACCAATTCCTATACGGGTTTGATTGGCAGGATATGTTATTGAAATATTTGCGGTGGTGCCACCAGTTATTCTCGCATACGCTATAATAGTTGATATGTAAGGAGAAGTTCCAGAATAACTATCACCGGCAATTGTAGCACTAACTCCTCCAATCGTTATAGTTGGGGTTTGTATCAGGGCAGTTAGTCTTTCGGTTTGGAATGCTACAACAATCAAACCAGGCCCACCTATGTTTGTGCTCGGGAATGAATAAGTTGCTAAAGAACTATTATTAGAACTACTTGTAATATAAGTCAAACTTTTCACTGCGGGACTTTGAGTTGGAGTAGGAGTTGGAGTTGGAGTAGATGTATTTGTTGGAGTAAATGTCGGAGAACTCGTAATCGTTGGAGTAGGAGTTGAAGTTGAAGTGATAGTCGGAGTCGGTGTCGGTGTTCTCGTTTGTGTAGGTGTGGGTGTGGGAGAAACAGGTATAGGGGTCTGAAATACTATTTCAGGAACATAACCCCCATAGTTATACACATACTCCCCTTGAAAGTATGTCCTATCTAAAGCTTGTTGTTTAGGATTGTAGCTCATTCACTAATCGTGTATTCAGGTCGTCTATGAGTTTATTTACATCAATATCTCCACACTCACCCACTTCATACTCTCTTGTAAAAAGTGGTATATTGTCTCGGTAGAAATCTACTATTATAAATAGTTTGGAAGTAGTAAAATCTAAACGGAGTTCTTTTTGTCTGTATTCATTACAATACACAAAAAGATTGTCTTTACGGATTTTCATATCTTTTTTTACTTCCAACATAAGGCTAAAAAAAAAGGGGGGTTTAATCCCCCCTTTGTAAAGTATAATCGGTTATTATTCTCTATCAAGAGTGATGTTTGAGTTCGCAGTCAGCCAAGCGTTCAGAGTAGTAGAAACATTCATTTCTGGAACACTTATGGTAGAGTTAGAAGTCAAAGTCAGCGTGTATAATTGTGAATCTCCCGGAAGACTACCTGATGCGATAGTAGAAGATTCAATAAAACAACCACCAGGAGCAACGAAGAAATACCTTCCTGTCTTCAGTTTCACAATAAAGTAGGACTCCGTGTTCTGAACGATTTGTTGGTAAAGGTTAGTTGCGTCCTGATTTAGACCAGGAATGGTGAAGATTAGTTGTGTGTTGTAGGTAAATCCAAGCGACTCCAAATTGATTGAAGTGCTTTCATTCAACGCAGCAGACGAGTTCCTTACGATGTCTATCTTTCTGAACTCTTGTCCCGATGTTGAAGCGGTCATACCTATAACCTCACCTGTTCCTGAAAAGGATACACTCTCTAAAGAACAGGTCGTTCCTGTTCCTGGAGTTAGCACCCAAATACCATCAAGGCCTGGGACATTATTTACGCACGAGCTCAATTCAAGCCCGTTAGTGATGCAGCAGTTATAGCTCATTTCTTTTTATTTTTTACTTTCGTTTATTTTATTAGGAAGCATATACTACTTGATTTCCAAATGCGACTGCACTACCCAATTTCATAGCGAGCTTCAATCTCACCTGTTGGAAGTCATTAGACCACCAACTCACGGGACTTGTAATGTCCGATAAGAGGTCTGTTCCGTAAAGTAAGTTTTCAGGATTAGTCAATACCATATGACCTGCTGCGATTTCAGTAGAAATAGCGATTACATTTGTGAATGGAATTTGGATTGCCATCTGTCCGTTTGCCAAAGTGATTGGGTCAAAGTGAAATAGATTTTGGTTTCGTAGCCCGAGCTGTAAAGCCTGAAAATCTGAATGCGTAAGAGCCATAATCGTAGTGACTGGTTTCAGTGCGTTTGGAAGTGAGGTAATGTATGCGTCTGTGATTGCAACAGAATTTGAAGCTGTCAATGCAGTATATCCGACATTTACAACATCACCTGAAATAGCCACACTCTCAAGTTGCTCCAATACACCACTACAACCTTCAACAGCCGTAGTTGAGTTCCAGAATCTTCTTGAAGCATATACATTAGCCTTCTTTGAGATGTCGTTTGCGAAAGCCTCCTCAACACCAGCACCCGCAGATTCGTTGTATGAACCTGGTGCTAATCTGATAGACATAATCGTTCTATCCAAGTCCGCAGGACACCAAGATTTTTCAATATTATACTGACATACACGAAGTTCAACTTCGGACATCACTATTGTCCCACCAGTAAAGGAGCATCCGTTGCCTGGGGTTGCGATTGTATCAATATCACCAGTCTCAAAGACGGGAACTAATTCACCAAATTTAATATTTGGCATTACTTTATAGAACTGCGCCTCGGTTGTATCCATAACGATACGATGGAGTAATTCGTCTGCGTTTGCATTTAGATAATCCGCCATTGCGGTAGTATCAAAATCAAATGC